CGAAGTTTTGGGGATAATTAACGACCCTAAAGACGTTCTGCACATGTAAAGGGGAAAACTATGAGTAACGAAGAATTGGAGTTTAAGGTCGGGGAAGATGAAACCCCGGCAACGGTTGAGATGGACGGCGATGGCGAGAACGCCGTTGTAACGGATAAAGAACAAGCACCTTTGGTGGAAACAGCATCTGCCAAAAAAGATGACCTTGACCAGTACGGCGACAAGGTGCAAAAGCGCATCGATAAACTGACGGGCCGTCTGCGTGAGACCCAACGCAGAGAAGAAGCGGCCATTGAGTACGCACGTAACGTACAGCAACGAGCCGATGAGCTAGAGCAGCGATTTCAACGTACAGATGCGGATCGGCTGATTGAGGCCAAAGGCCGTATCGATACGCAGATGGTTGCGCTCAAGCAAATCATCAAGAAGGCGCGAGAAGAGTACGACATTGACACCGAGACGGAGGCGCAGCAGCGTCTTACCTCCATGATGATGGATCAGCAGCGCGTAAGCGATGCAACGGAGTATCGTCAACAGGTTCTGTCTCGGCAGCAACCCGTATACCAGCAACCAACACAGCAACAGAAGTACGTTGCGCCCAAGCCCCCGATAGATCAACAGGCTGAGGATTGGGCAGAACGTAACCCGTGGTTTGGTACAAATACTGTAATGACAGGGGCCGTTAAGGGTATACACCTTGACCTAATCCAAAAAGAAGGCTTTGACCCTCAGTCAGAAGAGTACTATGATGAAATTGACCGTAGAATGCGCAATATTTTCCCAAAGGAAACTAGGCCGCACAACACGCTACAAGACAACAGAAACGCCCGTCTCGTGCAGACGGTCGCCCCTGCAACCCGCTCGTCGGGAGTAAATAATTCTGCACGCAGAACGGTTAAACTGAGCGCAAGCCAAGTTGCAATCGCAAAAAGACTGAATGTTCCTCTTGAAGAATACGCTAAATACGTAAAGGATTAATGACATGGCTGACGCACCAGAAATTCCAAAACTTAATCGTAGTCCTCGCACGGCAGAAACCCGTGAAGTCACTGCGCGGCGCAAAGCATGGGCACCCCCTTCACGTTTAGATGCACCTCCTGCTCCGGCTGGATTTAAAAATCGTTGGCTACGGGCTGAGGCCGGTGGAATGGATGATCGCATGAACGTGTCAGCAAAACTCCGTGAGGGGTATGAGCTGGTGCGAGCAGATGCACACCCAGACTTCCTTGGGCAAAGTCCTGAAGAAGGTAGAAACGTTGGCGTCATCGGCGTTGGCGACCTTTTGCTGGCAAGAATCCCTGAAGAAACGGCAGAGGAGCGTCGGCAGTATTACAAAGATCGCACTCACGACCAAATAAAGGCAGTCGATAATGACTTGTTGAAGACGAACGCACACTCGTCAATGAAGATTAACAAGCCAGAACGGCAGTCGCGTGTAAGCATTGGTGGACAAGACCCCTCCAAATAATTCACTTAAAGGACACATAGCATGGCTAACGTAAACAACCCCTATGGCCTTCGGGCACTAGGAAACCTGTCCGCCACTGGCGCACAGAAGCAGTACGGCTACACCATTGATGACAACCAAGCTGGCGCAATTTTCCAAGGTGACTTGGTAACGGTTGTAGCTGGTTTTCTTGTTAAATTTGCACCCGCGACACATGTCTCAGCAGTTGGCGTGTTCAACGGTTGCTTCTATAACGACCCAACCACTCAAAAACCTACTTGGAAAAACTTCTATCCGGGCAGCATCAACATCACAACAGGTTCTATTCAAGCCTCTGTGATTGATGACCCTAGCCAGTTGTTTACCATTGAAGTGAACGGCACCATGACTCAAGCGGCGATAGGCAATAACGCAGACGTTACGGGTTCTACTACGGGCAGTACTGTTACGGGTGTCTCTAACATGACCCTTAATTTCTCTACCCAAGCAACCACAGCAGCTCTTAATCTTAAAATCGTGGGTCTGTATGACCTGCCAAACAACGCGCTGGGTGCTAATGCCCAAGTGGTTGTTAAGATCAATGAGCATCGCTATGGCAGCCCCGGTGTTGCAAGTACCTAATCTAACCCTTAGAGGAGCCTAACCATGGCAATTTCACGCGCACAACTAGTAAAAGAACTTGAACCCGGCCTTAACGCCTTGTTCGGTTTGGAATATAAGAACTACCAAAATGAGCATGCCGAGATCTATGACATTGAGTCTTCTGACCGTGCTTTTGAAGAAGAAGTTATGTTGTCAGGATTTGGCGAAGCTCCAGTTAAATATGAAGGCGCTGGCGTGTCTTATGATAGTGCGCAGGAAGTTTATACTTCTCGCTACACCCATGAGACTATCGCACTGGCCTTCAGTTTGACTGAAGAAGCTATCGAAGATAACCTTTATGACAAGCTGGCTGGCCGTTATACCAAGGCTCTGGCTCGTTCTATGGCTACCACCAAACAGGTAAAAGCTGCTGCCATTCTTAATGGTGCATTTACAACCTCCCTTGGCGGCGATGGCGTAGCGCTTTGCGCAACGGATCACCCTACTTTGTCGGGTAACGTCGCGAATGAGCTGGCAACCCCTGCGGATCTTTCTGAAACTTCACTGGAACAGGCATTGATCGACATTGCTGCGTTCACCGATGAACGTGGATTAAAGATTGCAGTACAAGGTCTGAAACTGGTGGTTCCAAAAGAACTTCAGTTCACTGCTGATCGCATCCTGAAGTCCACTCTGCGTGTTGGTACGGCAGATAACGACATCAACGCGATCAAAAACATGGGCATGGTTCCACAGGGTTATACTGTAAACCACTACCTGACTGACCCAGATGCCTTCTTCATTCTGACAGATAGTCCGAATGGCATGAAGATGTTCAACCGAGTATCTATCAAGACTGGTTTTGAAGGTGACTTCGATACAGGCAATGTTAGATATAAGGCAAGAGAGCGATATTCGTTCGGGTACAGCGATTTCCGTGGCATTTTCGGTTCGCCCGGCACTCCGTAAGACATTAATCTATAGGCAGTAATTAAAGGGAGCTTCGGCTCCCTTTTTTATGGTATGGTTTTCCCCAATTATTGCCCCTATTACATTAACCTGATATAAATGCACAACCGGGAACACCCGCGTATCTGACAGCCCCGGCTGACGACTTTGCAGACAGATGCGCATAACTCGCAAAGTGAGGAATTCCTAATGGCTCAAACCACATTCTCTGGTCCAGTTACATCTAACGCTGGCTTCAATTCTGACGACACCCTGACCGCTGCTGATTACACATCAGGCAGTTACAACCTCACCGATTTCACTGTACGCCCTGCGGCAACGTGGACAGGCACAGTGGCGGCATTGGTTGGCGCGGCTAACCATCGCACGGCTGGAGTCTCTGGCGGCACAATCATTGGCTGCTATACCCAGACTTCAATGGGATCGTCAGCAACCACTGTAATCACAGGTCTTAATACTGCTTTGATGGGTGTTGTAGACATGGGCGCAAGCACAAACACAGGCGCTACTTACGGTTCAGTTTTTGACTTTACATCGTTCTCTGGTTCTAGGGGTGTACGCCCCACGGCCTTCATTGGTTTTGGTGATGGCGCACAAAACAGCCTTGGCGTGTTGAATTTGTTTGACATTGGGCGTAGCACTTCTACGGTCAGCACAGGCGCAAGCGGCGACGTGTTGTTCTGCACAGCGGCTCCGGGCGCACCAACTGGTTCTCTCAGAGTTTTGGTCAACGGTGCTATTCGTTACATTTCTTTGTCCACATCACAAGTATGACAGAGCAATCCCTAAAAAAGCGCCTACTGGAGTTGGACGCCCAGCGAAAGCAAATGGAAGCAAATCTAAATGCTATCGCTGGGGCTATGCAGGAATGTCAATTTTGGTTAGCAAAAGTAGAACAGGAAAACGAGGTAACTCATGGCTGACACAACAAGTATACAGATAATTCAAGACGGTGGGCGTCAGGCGATTATTAAAACTACTACGGCTGTAGGTAATACGGATGTTGTAACTTCAACTTTAGTTGATGTTTCTACACTAGCTGCAAACCCAGCTAATAACGCAGCTTGCACAGGGGTTACTTTGTTAGGACTTACTTACTTAAGTGTTGGAGTAGCCGTTAAACTAGAGTGGGATGCAACTGCCAATGTTTCTATCTTTGAGTTCCCGGTTGATTGGGCAGATGAATATGACTTCTCTGCTTACGGTTTACCTAACAATTCTGGAGCAGGCAAGACCGGGGATATCGTAGCTACCACTATATCTCCTACGGGTGGCGATTTTTACACCTTTATATTTATTTTACAAAAACTCTATGCCTAAGCAAGCAGACAAAGCAGGAATGGCTTGTAACAAGCCTTCGCGGACTCCTTCACACCCTAAAAAATCGCATATAGTTAAAGCTTGCGAGGGTGGAAGGGAGAAGATTATTCGTTTTGGCGAACAAGGTGCAAGCACCGCAGGTAAACCTAAAGCGGGTGAATCGGATCGCATGAAAGCTAAGCGCAAATCATTTAAGTCCCGACACGGCAAGAACATCGCCAAGGGCAAGATGAGTGCAGCTTATTGGGCAGACAAGGTAAAGTGGTAGTGCCTAGTAAAAGCAAGAAACAACACAAGTTAATGGCAACAGTAGCAAACAGTCCTGAGTTTGCTAAGAAAACAGGAATCTCACAGAGTGTGGGTAGAGATTACGTTAAGGCCGACAAAGGCCGTACATTTAAAGCCGGGGGACTTATGGCGCATTGCGGAACTGAAAAAAAGATGAAGATGGGTGGTATGACTGGCACGCACAAAATGCCCGATGGCACCACAATGCAAGACTCCGAGCACAAGGTGGCTATGAGCAAAATGGGCGGCGCTACTCGTCGCACTATGGCGCAAGAAGAGATGGGAATGATGGGCGGCGGTATGGTTCCTGAATACCAAAAAGGCGGCAACGTCCGTGGTTATGGTAAAGCGCGTGGCGGCAGACCCTGCAAGATGGTTTAGTCATGATGCAATGCCAGCCGTATCCAAACGCCAGCGTAAGTTCATGGCAGCCGTAGCAAACAACCCTAAATTTGCCAAACAATTGGGTGTTCCCCAGTCAGTAGGCAAAGAATTCAACGGCGCGGATAAGCGCAAAGGAGCAAAGAACTGATGGCTACGAAGATGATGCTTCCCCGCAAGCCAGAGCCACGCCGCCCAGAGCCAAAGCCGCCCAAGACAGAGCCACGCCGCCCAGAGCCAGAGCCGCGCAAGCCAGAGCCACGCCGCCCAGAGCCAAAGCCGCCCAAGACAGAGCCACGCCGCCCAGAGCCAGAGCCGCCACGCCCAGAGCCACGCCGCCCAGAGCCACGCCGCCCAGAGCCGCCACGCCCT